GCAGTTGGAACCAGTTTGGTTCCAATGGTTTACTGCACCATCTCGATGTCACTTTGACTTCAAATATTTAACAATCCACCAATTCTCGATACCTCCAGCTGGATCCCCTCCAGATTGAAGGGTTCTGGTGTAGCCGAGGAAGTCTGGCATGTCATCGATCTTCTGTTCGGTGATAGCTCTCAAATCATCGAAGAAGTGGGGTATATCGAGGCCAAGACGATATTTATCCCTTTTCATGCAAAAATCTACAAACTGTTCCTTGAGAGGATGGTACTTCACATTCTCAAGTATGCTTAGCTGTCTAAGAGCTACAGCTTTGGCATCCCAATATTTGGGATTTTGATAGCGTTCGAGATATCTCAAACGGCCTAAAGCCCGGCACGTTGAATATACCCCCACACATATCCCGTCCTGTCGATAGTCTTTATGGTGCCACCTTCTCAGATATGTGCAATCTTGAGTCGAGGCGTACTGCTTATCCAGATTCATTTCCAACCCATGAGACTTGTACGCTTTGACTACATCCTCCACAGTGATGCCAGGGTAGGTCAACACCCCGTCATCGCCCAAACACTGTGAATTTGGGTTCAACTTTACCCCGCTAGACTGAGCTGCTTCATATTGCAGTGCACGGTGGGCCAATGTCTCATCACAGTTCGTGCCTCCTGAACCAGATCCCATTCCGTGTTTCCCAAATCTAACTTTACCCTCATCATATGCCAGAGGTATCATGTACTTGATGGGGTATACGTCGTTCAACCAATTCGTGGACGTCATGCTGGGTTCCATACATGCTCGCAGAATTCGAAGAGCAGCTGCTTGCATTTCAGCGTTAAAATGTTGGTCGAACTTGCTGAAGTCGGTACACACGACTAGATCATTGGTCTGCCTTTGTGTCGAACATGGCAGTGATCCGTTTATCAACCTCGTCAAAGCTAACCCAAGCTGGGACGATATTGAACTTTGAGCGGCTTCAATAAATGGTTGATACAGCTGTAATTCAGCGATGTTAACAGCATAGGGAAACATCCAAACCACACGCTGCTTAACATCTGCTGCTGTAGGACCGCCTTCTTGCCCACGCCATCCTAGAATGGCAGCAGCTGTGAAATCTCCACTTGATAAGTGTTGTTCCACCTCATCACGGAAATGGTAGACTTCGCTTGGTACCGTTTTGTCCGTAACAAGACGCCGCTTTGTGAAGTACGGGCTACCAGAGTTGGTACTCTTCTTCATCAACTCTACTGTCCTACTTTCAGAGCGAAGTCGCAGGCCGCGCAACCTGTTAAACTCTCTAATGGTCGCGGCTATCGCACGATCGCTTAGAGGTTCTGCTGATTGGAGAATATCAGCGTAGTAATGCTCAATGTCTTCCATGCGTTCAGAGAGCGGCTTACGCACTGACATTGGGCCGACCTTGCTTGCGAGGTCAATCTCGTACTTGTACAATGAAGGCCAAGTGTTCTCAATCGACTTTAGAACGGCCTTCCATTTACTAAGTAGCGTCTTAGTTGACTCATCGCGAGCGAACGGTGTGTCATAAACTTCGGACTGTCCTTTGACAACGCTGCCAAAATAAGCCCGCAAGTTGGCACTAGATGCAAAGCTACTAGCAAAGTAGTCTCTGCTTCTCTTGTTTGCATTATTTTTAGGCATAATGCTTAGCCTCCTTTCTTTTGAAATTTGTTAATAAACTCCTTTCTTAAGATTTGTAAAATACAAAATTTTAC